CGAAAAGATATTAAAGAGATGGAACTCAACAAGCTCAAACTACGTGGAATCGACCCTTCAACCGGTCAGCCAACTCTTTCTAATGTTACCGATCCCGATGCACCACAACTCGATGATAAAGATAAAGCTGATACATCTACAACAGAACCGACACCCGATGCCCAACCTAACGATACGACGAATGGAGGCTAACACGCTATGAGTTTCTTTAAACAATTTCCAAAAACCACATACGATCTCAAGCGAGATGGTAATCTTATAGAGATAAAAGACATCTTTCGTAACGTCGATGTGAACGAAAAGCTCATTAATCCAGCATCTGCATATCAGTACTATTACATACAGGATGGAGAGAGACCAGACCAGATCGCAGACAAACTGTATAAGAACAGTCGCTACTATTGGACACTATTTGTAGCTAACGATCGTCTAAAGGATGGTTACATGCGTTGGCCGTTGAGCTATCAGCAGCTACAAAGGAAGATCAAAGAGGACTACAACCCGTATATGGTGCTAGAACTAGGTCCACAAGAGGTACAGGTACTAGAACAGTATGCAAACCCGATTTCATCGCTTAGTTTCGGAGTTAGGAATACGAACAACTACGGCGTAAACGATACGATCTCAGACACTAACAGGACCCATATCTCGATAGGAACCGGATACAAGTTAGACTTAGAGCGAAGACAATTATGGCTTAAAGCGGATACGAATACCAGCACTGCGATAGCATTCAGGAATTATCTTAGCAGCGGCAAACCGTTTAGCGATCTAAAATCAGAAGTGTATTCAGGATATCCATCAGCACTAGTATCCTATGGCGAAAGCGGCACGAAGTCGGCCATTGCTATTCCAATACAGTTCGCTCCTATTGGTGAAGGGTTCAGAACAGACTATGATGAGGCTGAAACAACCAATTCTATAACATTAAATAAAGATCGCGTTCAAACAGTAATGGCTGTCGACGGTTGGGCTGCTGCGTGGCAGGCTCCTTATTACTATACAAAGAATGGTGAACGGATATCTTATTATGACCATGTACTTGATGACGGTGGTACTCCTTATACATATAGCGAATGGTTAGAGGACGAGAATCAGAAGCTCACAGCTATACGAGTCGTGAAGCCAAACTATATAGGAGAATTCGCAGAGGTCTATAAGGAATATGTCAACAGCTAAGAATATGAGAGCAGACGGTGTAGCGCTGGCTCCTAGCGGTTATACCATTAAGAAATGTAGTATGACTCGCTATGACGGTGGCGCTGATATAGACATAACACCGCTCGTTGTCAAGATAAATCTTATAGAATCTTTATATACGCCAACCATCGTCGCTCAGATATCAATAAAGGATTCAGCGAACTTTATGGAGGAGTTTCCTATCTGTGGCCATGAGAGAATACATCTTATATTAGAACGTATTGAACACGACAGCGAGGTAGAGAAGCGTATTGAGTTAAAGTTTATAGTAACAGAGTATCCTTTATATGGTAAGGCTAGCGGCGGTAATGCGAATGTACAAGCATATACTCTGAGCGCGATTAGTGAGCATGCATTCCTCTCATCTATTAAGAAGATATCACGGTCATTCAACGGACAGACCGATAAGGAAATCATTAAGATACTACAGGAGGATTTAGGGCACTATAATATACGGCAATTGGGTACGGTCATTACGGCGGCTAAAGGAGTGCTTCCGCGAATGAAGCCCCTAGAAGCTTGTGAATGGTTCCGTAGTCGTTCCTGTGATAATCCTGAGTCGCCGATCTTCTTATATCAAACGATTGATGGTGTGATTCACTTGGTATCATATAGCGAACTATTAAAGGAAAAAGTTCATGGCGTTTACCGTGACACTCGCGCGTTTACACAGAACCCCCAATCTCTAGAGGATTATAAGGAGAGAGCTACTCGTCTATTGAGCGTTACATCTAATCTACGGTTTGGTAGAGTCTTTCAATCTCAATCTGGTGCGTTTGCTTCTAAGATGAATTATGTTGATATCGCTACGAAGACATATGGTACGAAACACTATGGCTATAATATTGAGCAAAACACTCTGACTGGTAATCCCCCGTTTAGTAGTGCATTCAAAATTTCGGACAAAGGGCTTGGTGAATACTATGACGCTCACTCAAATAAGGTATCTATTAATTCTCTTGCGTATGGTGATCAAAAGAATACAAATGATTCTCGTGTAAGATACGAACAAAAGATTCGTTCCTTTAATGAAAGTCTTGAGACGATGACTCACGATATTAAGATATATGGTGATTATGAATTTCATCCAGGTAAGATAATCAATTTAAAATTTCCTAAGGCTATTGACCCGCAGGATTCATCGGGTTCTACAGAAGAAGACCATCCAGGTGAAGATCAGTTATTAAGTGGAAAGTATATAGTTACATCTGCGCAACATACATTCGAAGATGGTCAATACTTTATTAATGCTAGAGTGAAACGTGATTCTATGGGAGTAGAGATATAATGAATAGAGAAGATTACGCAGAAAGCCATTCCTTTGTATGGTTCATTGGAGTTATAGAAGATATAAACGATCCCAAAGAAATGGGGCGAGTAAGAGTTCGCTGTTTCGGATACCACGATGCAAATAAGATTACGATTCCCACAGAGAGTTTACCCTGGGGTTCTGTAATGACACCAGTCACTAGCGCGTCGACGTCCGGTGTGGGTAACTCTTCGACTGGCCTCGCGCAGGGTTCATGGGTAGTCGGATTCTTTCGAGATGGTACTTCGGCTCAGGACCCTGTTATTATGGGAAGTCTTCCGTCGCAACATATCGCCAAACAGGAAAATCCGAACATAGGATTCTCTGACCCCGATAGCGTGTTTCCCCTTAAAGAAAAATTAAGCGAGCCTGATGTGCCGAGGGAAGCGCGAACAGATTTTATTAATTCATATTCGTATATTACAAAGAAAGATGCAAAGGAGAAATATAAAGGAATAGCAACCGCAAATAATGGACCCGCATGGAATTTTCCTAGCGTCTCTGATGTAATTAAACCTGTCTATCCTTCTAACCATGTTCATGCGTTTCTGAATAATTCAAATGTAATAGAATATGATTCGTCGTCACCAACCGCTCGTTATTCTCATGTAGGTCCTAACAAAACTTTCACTGAGATTGATAAAGACGGAAGTGAGTCTCAGGTAATTACAGGCGCGAGGTATAAAGTAATCGCGAAGGGTGATAACGTTTATATTACAGGTGGATGTAATCTTACGATCGAAGGTGGATGTCGAACCAAGATAGATGGTAACTGGGAGATATACGTGAACGGAAATAAAAATGAAGTTATTACTGGTAGTGAGACAAGAAAAGTTACTGGCAATATCGACATTGACGCGGCAAGGATTGACTTAAATTAGTATAAATAGAGTATATGGCAACTGCAATTTCAGATAGTTCAAGCTCGATACGTGTATCGATGCCGAGAGTTTATAGAGACCTTCCAATGTCTTTTCAAAAACATCCCGGCACTGGTGATATTCGTCCTATTGAAGATTTGGCGGCTGTAAAGCAGGCAGTAAAAAATTTAATACTAACCAATTATGGAGAAAGACCATTTAATAATAATATAGGAAGTAATGTTACTTCTTATTTATTTGAACTAGTAAGTCCATTTACGGCAAATGCAATTGAAAGAGATATTGAAAATGTACTTTCTGAGCAGGAGCCAAGAATAAATGGTGTTCTAGTTCGAGTATATGATAAGTCAGATGAAAACGCATATGTGGTTGAACTACAATATAATATCGTATCATTAAATATACAAGTGGAGACTTCATTCTTTTTAAGAAGACTAAGATAACATGGCTACTCAACTCAATACAACCGAATTAGATTTTAAGAAGATTAAAGATAACCTTAAGAGTTATCTCAAGAACTCTGACTCGTCATTTAAAGATTATGACTTCGAAGGCTCTGGTCTAAATCATCTTCTTGATGTCCTTGCATATAATACTCACTATAATGCGATCACAGCCCACATGGCTGTAAACGAATCCTTTCTCGATACCGCTCAGGTAAGAGCTAACGTGGTTTCTCACGCTAAGTTAATTGGTTATACTCCAAAGAGCGCATCTTCATCTCAAGCTAAGATATCTCTTAAATTAAAAAGAGATGCTGGTACAAATTCAGCTGCGACTCTTGCAAGCGGAACCCTTTTTACAACTTCAGTGAATGGTGTAAACTATTCTTTTCAAACATTAGCTGAAGTTGTTTCTAATCGATATAATTCTACTACAGGTAATTTTGAATTTGATGAAATAGATTTGTATGAAGGTCAATCAAAAACATCAAAGTTTTTCTTTAATAATTCAAATAACGAAAAGTTTTCATTACCTGACAATAATATTGACACAAATACTTTAAAGGTTATAGTCAAAGATTCTTCAAGTGCTATTAGTAGTACGACATATACTGAATTTAAAAAAGAGTCTATTGTTGATAGTAATAGTACCATCTACTATTTGAATGAAAACTATGATGGTTTATATCAGATTCAATTTGGAAACAATAGTCTAGGAAAACAGCCTATTGCTAATTCTGTTATTGAGTGTACTTATTTAATATCAAACGAAAGAGAACCAAACGGCGCAATTACTTTTGAAGGGCCGAGTTCATTTCCAGCAAACACGTCTCTTGCAGATAGCGGAGCAATTGTTACAACATCAAACGCATCGGGTGGAGCTTCAAAGGAATCGATAGAGTCTATACAATTCAATGCACCACGATCTTTTATATCTCAGAATAGAGCAGTTACTCTTTCAGACTATGAGGTATCAGTAAGAGAGGCTATAAGTGATGTCCAAGATATTGCAGTCTATGGGGGTCAAACATTAACACCACCCCAATATGGTAAAGTATTCATATCTGTAAAACCGCAATCAGGTTTATATCTCACTGATGGACAAAAGAAAATAATTTTAAACTATCTTGAATCGAAAAAAATTGTTACGGTCATACCTGAAGTTGTTGATGCAGACTATACCTTTATTTACGTGAATGTATCCACTAAATACAATTCTAATAATACTTCGTTAACTAAAGCTCAGCTAGAGGGTGAAATTAGAGAATCTATTAATACGTTTAATACCACTTTCTTACAAAGGTATGGTAATAATTTTAGATATTCAAAATTACTAACTAGTATTGATAACACTAACGAATCTATATCAGGTACTATAGCTCAAGTCTATGCGTATAAAAGACAATCACTAATACCCGGTTCGACATCTCCGCTTTCTGTTGATTTTGGATTTCAGTTTTTAGGAGATGTTAGTCAGGCCGGGTCATTTATATCATCAACTGGGTGGACTTTTAATTCAAAAACATATTATCTTGAAGACAAACCAATTAGTGGAGATAATAATAAACGAACAATTGAAAGATATTATTTAAATGATAATAATATAAAAGTAACTGAAAAAACAAATGTAGGTTATCTTTATCCACAAACAGGAAAAATAACTTTAGAGTCTCAACCATCAGATGCTGAAACCTTTATTGATATAACAATCATACCACTTTCTTATGATATACCAGGAATTGAAAATAAACTATTGACTATTGACTTAACTAAGTCTATAGTACTTGCAGATAATAATCTTTCTACAAAAAATAATGGTATAGTCGCAGATTCTTATATAGTAGCACCTGATGCTCCAATGTTAGCAGATGCATATAATCCTACTGCTTCAGGTATATTTGTTCCTCATACAATGTATGACCCAAATACTGGAGTTGCTTACTATGCGGGTACACAGGCATTGCATATGGAATATTCGGCACAGGGGTATGTTCACTATATTCCGGCAACATCAGCCTCTGTACAACAAACATCTACTATTATAGCCACCTCGACAATCGATGTACCATCTGCTCCAGTGGCAGCTTCAACTACGACGACGACGACTACAAATAATACTGGAACAACTAATACAGGCAACGGAGGTAGTACATATACACCACCAGCAAGTAACGGCGGATATACCCCACCATCATATTAGGAAATAAATTATGAAAGGTCTTGAAAAAATAAGAGTTGATGAATTGGTGCCTGAGCAATTGCGCGATGTGGCTCAGAATCTTATTGACTTTCTTAAAGTATATTATTCTCAAGATGTTAATCCCACAACCTTTATTGAGGAGATAACACAAAGTAGAGATATTGACCAGGTTGCAAATGATGCCTTTCTTGAAAAACTTGCAGAAACTATTGCTAAAGATATACCCGACTCATCGGTTGTACAGAAAACTTTTTTATTAAAAAGGTTGGTCGACTATTATAATTTAAAAGGAACAAACCAATCAGTTGTAATTTTCTTTCAATTGTTTTATGACAAAATGGCTATAGTGTTTGAGCCATGGTCTAAAGTTTTAGAAACGTCTTCAAATAATATTGGAGCTAATAAGTTAGTAAGAGTGAGGCCAATAGAAGGTAAAAATATTTTTGAA